CACGCCGACGGAGAAATCATCAATGTTCTCGATGATGCCGTCGATATATTGTTCGCGTTCTTCTTTCTCACCTTTACCAAATATCTTAAACATGCCAGCCAATATGCATGACACCACGCCGATAGCCAAAATCAACCAGTTGCCGTGACCTCCGGAAGAACTAGAGTCCACCACGAATTGGATTATCATCGGGATTCCGATACCGATTGCGCACCAAAAAGCGTTGTCTAATTTACCATTGCCATCCGGAATTCGTCTGATATCCCTTTTCAGATGCTTGAGGTCGGTCGTACGCACCGGTATCGCCTCCTCCTTTGGCATCTTAACGCTCGTCGAAAATGCCGCTTTCTGTTGAGATAGCCCTTGAAGCCCTTGAAGGTTCGAATTCACGATTTGCCCTTCCCCTGCTCCGTATGATTCGGCTCCGAAGGAACGGCACCAGAGATTATCGCGTTCATGAAAAAGGTGTATCCACACGTCTGACATACGACAGCGGTGATGGGCGTGACCTGCGAATCTCCGCCGAGCACAATATCTCCTGAATTGAATTCCCTGAGTTCCAGGGCTTGCCCCACCCCCCACTGCAGGCCGCCACAAATCGGACAATTCCGCGGTTGAGTCCAATGCGACGCAAGCCATTCCATTGCCTTCGCGGATTCGTCGTTGCGACGTTTCTGATGTTGTTCGCGTGTTTCTTTTTCGATTGGCATGTCAGCAAGTCTAGGACCGTCCCACGCCAGCGGATTCAACGCCAATCGAAAACATGATGACATAGGACGACCGAGTGCCTCCGGCGGGAGTCGAACCCGCGTCCACACGCGGCCACAAGGAAGAGAATCCAATAAAGACTCGCGGCCGGTACGATCTACCACTGATTCCTACGAAGGCATACGGGCAGGCGATTTTTTAAGCTTCACCGCATCACGGAAGCACGGGATTGGCTTGCCTGCCACATTGGGGTATGTCCACTCTGACGGGAGTGGGCGGAGCGTGGCCGAGATGCCGTTCGGACAGGACGGGACTGCAACCCAAGTGAATCAGGAGAATCCATTGGAGGATATAAGTGAGGGTCCAAACCGTGTGTATCGATTTGGACCCTCTAATCCACTGACAATTGTGCGTTGCACTTTCGATTTTGTCAAATCGAATCGCGTCGCAACACCTGCCGATGCACATCCGAAAGCCGGTACAATGGCCGCCCCTTCTCGTTCTCACCGGCCGGCTGAAGCCTGCCACGCTTACGCCACGAGCGAATCGTGTTCGCATTGCACTGGAACCCGCATTCGCGCAGCAGCTCCGCGCACTCCCCCGCCGTGAACGCCCTGCCTGATTCGATGCACTCCCGCAGGAACCCCAATCGCACGTCGACCACGCGGTAAGTGTTGCCGCACACCGGACAGTCAACGCTTACCGCGCCGATTTCGGCGGTCAGCTCCACGCCGCACAGAGGATTCAGGCACCTGCCGATACCATGCTTGGATGGTGGCACGTCGATGATGCTCATCGTCTTGCGCACCACCCGCTCCCAGTCACGCCAAATCAGACCAATGTCCGGCAATCGTGAAAGACGATTGCAATCCGCGCAGATACTCAGGCATTTCAACACAGACGGATGAATCCTGCTATCGGCCCACGGCATGGCCGGCGGAGCATACAACCGCCGCCAAAGAGCGACGGCCAAATCATCGATCTCCTGCAGATGGTCAATCACAGACAACCTGACCGGCGTCGGAGCCGAAGCCAAATTGGTCCGGCCGGGCTGATGGCCACCGTAATGTGCGGTGCTGTCCAGAAACTCGCTCAGGGCTTGGATCCATGACGGATAGTCGCGGAGCCATCCTCTCATTACGGC